AAACAATACAGATACTAAATTACAAGTGTTAGAACAAATTTTTGTTTTATTTAATCCTAGCATTCAGTTACAATCAAATAGTAATCCTTTAGACTGGACTAGTGTGTTTGAAGTTGAGCTTACAGATATTGCATGGAGTAACAGAAGTGTTCCAGTTGGTACTGAAGACACCATAGATATTTCAACACTTACATTTGCTGTACCTATTTGGATTAGTCCACCAGCAAAAATTAAAAAGCAATCTATCATACAAAGGATTATAGCAAATATACATAGTGTAAGCAGTATATCAGATTTAGGTTATGACGAAGACTACGCAGACTTTTTTGGTGATATAGAAGATACTGCGGAGGTAGTAGTTACACCAGGTATGTATAGTGTAAGAGTAAGTGGTGCATCAGCAGTATTATTAAATGAACAAGGCATAGAAGTACCCTGGACTGACATCACAGAAATGCAAGGCGATTTAAGAACTACAAGTTTATTAAAATTAAATACAAGTAACGATACAGATAATTTCCTAGGAGAAGTTATTGGTACTGTATCAGTTGACGCAACTACAAATTCAAATTTAATTTTTAATTTAGATACAGATACTTTACCAACAGACACAATAAATGATGTTGATAAAATTATAGACCCTAGAGGCAATTATCCAGGTGACGGCACATTGGCCGCTTCTGCAAATGGTCAAAGATATCTTATTACAGAAACACTTACAGCATCTGGTTATACTAATTGGAATATAGATGCATCAGAGAACGACATTATAGAATATAATGGTAGTGCTTGGGTAGTATCCTTTGATGCTAGTTCACAAGTGGGCAATACACATTATATGCACAATACATTTACATCCAAACAATATCAATGGACTGGAACTCAGTGGATAAGTAGTTATGAGGGAGAATACAAACCAGGATATTGGAGACTTGTTTTATAAATGAATACCACGGCGGCTGGAGTAGTTTTCCTAGCCAAAGACACAGGCAGATGCATGTTGCAACTCAGAGAAGGCAACAAAAGATTTAATCATACTTGGGGTTTTTGGGGAGGCATGATGGAGAAAGGTGAAACTCCTTACAACTGTATTAAACGTGAGTTAGAAGAAGAGATTGGATTTGTTCCAGAACTGCAAAAATTAAATCCTATAGACGTATACCAAAGCAAAGATCAAAATTTTTATTACTACAGTTTTGTATATGTGGTAGATAAAGAATTCCAACCACCAAAATTAAATGGAGAAAGTGCCGGATACGCCTGGGTAGACATAGGTCAATGGCCCAAACCATTGCACAATGGTGCCAAAATTACATTAAGTAAGAATGGTGGCACACAAAAACTGCACACTATACTTAAAATAAATTCCTGATAAATATTTCATATGAGCAAAGGCGAAATTATCGATTTTGTTATTTTGCGGATAACTACCGAATTAGACAAGTTTCAAAGACAAAAAACAATTCCACATACATTACTAGAAGGCGCAATAGAAATAGACGAAATAAAGGATGTCTATTATGAAAAGTTATCACCAAAGTATCAGAAAATATTCAATAGACTTCTAAAAGAGTATCACCAGAATATTGGCAAAAATATCGAGTCCCTAAAAACAGCAATGAAAAAAGACTATGCTAGAGTTGTTAATAATATGTCTACTGAGCATGAAAGTTTTAGATTTAAGGAAGTAATGAATTCCTATCGACCAGGTATAAATCCTGTAAGAGCTTTATACTATCAATCACGTGATGTAACTAGGCGTTACAATCCTGAAAATCCATTCCATTATTGGTTAATTGATTTAGTTGAAGATACTGAATTTAATAATATAATTTTAGATGCTTTAGCAAAAGATGTTAGAAAACTTGAACGTATAATTAAAAGATATTACTTTCCATTAGTAAATCACGGTGATGGAATACCGTTAGAACTTTTTCATGCTAAACAGCAATTAAAAGATTTTAAACACTATTACTTATTTTTTAGAGGAATCAAAGAGTTTCATCCAGACGAATAATTACTTAGATGTTTTACGTTCTATTCCGTCCCAATCTCCTACAGGCATAGGTTGTTTAATTCTTTCTGCATAAAGATCTGCTAGAGTATTGTTCCACTTATGATCTTTAATTATCTCTATTTGATGTGAACACTCTGCCCATGCCCTGTTTTGATAACTATCAACCATTCTGTTTACTACTCTTGCATATTTGTGATCATTTAGTATAGTATAAATTGTTACAGGATCAGTTTGTCCTTTTACTGCTATTTTATCCAGCATAGTTAAATTTTCTGGAGTGCTAATCTGTTTTAGTGTATGTTCTGTAAACATAAAGAATACACCGTACTCTTTTGTTTGTGCTTCTAGTCTCGCCGCTAAATTAACACTATCACCTAAAACAGTATAATCAAAACGTTGGTTACTACCCATATTACCTACTACAGCATCTCCTGTATTAATACCTATACCAACACCTAACTCCATGAGTCCGTCTTCTTTAAGTTCTTTATTAAGATTTTTTAGTTCAACTTCCATTTCCTGTGCTGTTTCTATTGCCAACTGAGCATGATTGTCTACATCAAGTGGAGCATTCCATATTGCCATTAAGGCATCGCCTATATACTTGTCTATTGTTCCTTCTTTACGCATAACTAAATCAGTCATTGGTGTCATATATCTATTAATAAGATTGCCCAAACCTTGTGGGTCTGTTTTAAACTGTTCCGATATCGGAGTAAATCCACGAATGTCTGAGAACAAGTATGTCATTGTTCTTGTGTCGCCACCTAAACGTAATAAACTTGGATCTTTCTGTAACTTCTTAACCATTGCTGGTGCCAAGTAATGCTCAAATTGTTTTTTAATTTGTTCACGTAATTTAAACTGTTTGTAAAAGTTATTAAATGCCGCCTGTGTGAATACTAAAAAGCCACTTAATACAGGGAAAGACGCATCTAATAATACTAACTGGCTTGTATATAGATGTACACTATAATACCCTATTCCGCCCAAGATAAGCAACGATACTGGCGCCGTTAGTAGTAAAGGGAGTCTATATACTGCTATTGCTACTAGAACCATTATCAGAAGTGCTGTCAGAAGCTCATAGAACGCGGCTGTTTGACTTCGTGTTATGTTACTGCCACTTATAAAGTTCTGTAGCATATGAGCTTGTATCTCTTGTGGATATAAGTTTCCACGTGGCGTTGGTACAGGGTTTGCTATACCCTCTGCTGTTACGCCTACTATAACCATTTTACCTGCTAAATCTGGTATGCTGTCTGCACCTGTATACTCTATAGTTTCAAAACTATTATTAAATCGTATATATGCTGTACCATCTGGCTGTGTTACTATTGGTTCAACTCCTTTAACAGCAACCTCTTGTATACCTATTTCACTGGTCTTAACTATATAACTTTTTTGCCCTCTGCTTACCCTAAGCATTTCAACTGCAAAACTAGGATAAATTCTGTCCTCTACAGTTATTGCTAATGGATAAGTCCTTGTTTGATTATCTGGTTGTGGGGCAGAAGCATTTACACCTTTACCATTCACTACAGACTCTAATATAGATATATTTGTAACTAAGTTGGGCCATTTAAGTAAATAGTCTTTTGCAGGTACTGGTCCTACTGTTCCTGTGCCTATATGAGGTCCTGATGTTTTTATACCTCTAACACTAGGTGTTTGACTTAGAACATTAAAATTAATAGGGTTACGCCTTGCTCCTTGTACATTTACTTTATTTTGTTCTAAGTATTGTCCAAATACTTCATCTCCACCAAAGCGATCTGATTCTGGAAACATTATTGTCCAACCTAAAACACCACTATTTTTACTAGCAACATCTACAACTAACTGAGCATAATATTGTCTGGGAAAAGGATATTGCCCAAAGGTTGCTAACGTGTTTTCACCAAAGTTTAATAATACAATATCATTACTAGGTAAAATTTCGTCTAATTGCTGATAACTATCAAATACTTGTCCACGTAAACTTTGTACTGGAGTTGGATCTGCAACTCTGAGTACAAGTAAAAGTACAATAGATAGAGCTATCGCATAGCCACTGTATAACCATTTCATACCGATATTTATCGTATTTTATTGCAATTTTGCTTGGCGTCATTTAGTAGTCTAAAGTTATTTACTACCACAAACATATATAGCATATTGGTGCTATTTAATTCTTCTGGAGTAAGTTTTTTATAACCATCGTTATATAACAATGATGGAGCCAGTATTAAAGTTTTTGTTGCAACTATCCTAGAATCACTTGGACGTTCTGTGTATAATGGATTTATTTCTCTTATACAATCATACTTTATTGCTCGTGATGTTGAGTAAGCATCTAATATTTGGAGTGTAAAAAATGTAACCCATTGAACTTTTGTTATTTTTTGATCCATATCAAACTTAAATGTGCTACTTGGAAGTTGTTGGCACTCTGGTGGATTATTATCGCAGTAATACGGGTCTAGTGGAAGATTATAAGTGAGATCTAATGACATTGCATTCAAAGAAAAAAGCGACAATAAAAATATTATTACCGCTTTGATCATTGTTTACTCGCACTCTTTAGGATTTTCAGAACAATATTTTTCAATTTTGTCCATATTTTCAAAAAGTAACTGCACCAACTCCTTGGTACTTAATTCCTTCTTACCATTTATCCTATCTAAGAAGGTTAGTCCTTTTTTGGTGCTTCTTCTTCGTCTTGTAGCTCGTCTGTTTGTCTATCTACTTCATCGGAAACTGTTTTCACAACACCTTTTCCGAGGTCTGCTCCAGCAACAACAACAGTCTGTGCTGTATCAATTGCTAAAGTTCCAACAGATACAACATCATCAGCAACTGCTGTAGTTATTGTAGCCGCTCCGCCAACTACTGCATCAACAGTACCTGTGACAACTTCTGTTCCTGCATTCCAAACACCCCCAACTGAGGCACAACTTGTCATGAGAAAAAGACTAAACATACCGAAGACAGTCGTTAAATTCTTCATACCTTATCTCCTTATATATAAGTGTTATAAAGCAACCTGCCTTTATAACAGTAGTTATTTATCACTTTAGTATAGTAAACTATACCTAAATATGTTAAATTCTAAGATCGTTTAAAGGCTCTGCACCTAAACTGTGCATATCAGCATACCACAATTCTGTTAATAAAATTTCTCTTGTACTTTCGTTTTCTGTGGCGTGTATCAACATTATTAAATTGTCTCTGTTTGATTGCTCTATTGTATAAATTAATTCTACCCATTTATATAATAATAAAAACATTAGAGGAACACAAATCATCTTTAATACAAGCAGTGGATAAAAATATGCAAGAACAAAAACATGACCACCTAATAAAGTGTAGGCGTATATTTTTAAACTTTTAGTGTATTCCGATATCATAATCTATTTCTAAAGGACTATCTACTACATAAAATGACAAGTCTGGTGTCATAAACATATTATTACTTAAGAACATTGCTTGGTCTGAAAAACCTGATTCTTTATGTACTTGGTGTATAATAGACATCACTATGCCTATATAAGCACATGGAATAAAAAATACAAATAATATTAAAGATGTTGTAGGGAACATTGTTATAAACAAAAGTATATGACCCATTGCGATTGTGCCGCCGTACACTCGTAAACTATTAGTAAATTTACTGATCACGACTATCTAACTCTTCCTTTATGAGAAATCTCACATATTCGTCTGCATTAGTTAAATTATAGTCTGATACTATTGCAAATATTAAAGTTATAAAGACAAGTGTCATTACAAACGATAGATATAAATTTATTCCGGCTGTGATCTTCAGCCACTTTATCATGTGTTTCATATGTTTAAGTAGTATAACAAAAAGACTACGTTATGTCAACAATATATTACGATAACTTTTTTTGAATCCATTTGAAACTTGCATATATAGTCAAACCATAGACTGCAAATATTGTGAGAGGTATTGCCAGATAAGCAATAGTCCAAAAGTCTAAAAATAGTAATTGTGTTGTAAAGTCTAATACTGCTTCAGCATCTCCCATAGGTTCCAGTTGTAATGTTTCTGTGCTGTATTCCATGTCATATGGTTCTAGCATTTCGTTGAAACTTTCTTCTGTTACACATACCATACCTTCAGGACATTCAAATCCTCCTAATTCATATGGTAGTGGGTTTCCTAAGTCATCTAAACTTTGCATTAGTTATTCTGATTCACTGTAACTGAACAGCCTCCTCCATTATTACATATACCTGTAAGAGTATATGTTACTGCTGATGTTGAAACATTTTGATTTAAATCAAATGTGTAAGCACCTGTACCAAATGTTAAATCAACTGTTGCAGAAGCATAATTTGTACCACGTTGATTAATATCAACACTATGACCATTGCCGTCTAAAACAATGTCTGCCCATTTTTTACCACCACTGCCTTTTTGGTCTAAAATTACATCATTGTGATTGCCTGTGACTTCTATAAATCCGTCGTGTCCTGCCTTGCCTCTTTGTCTATGCCAAACATCATTATAGTCGCCATCAATTATATTTGCTAAGTGATGACTGTCTCCATTTCCACTATCTCGGTTAGTGTCTGTTTGAAAACTAGAAAACTCATTGTAGTCGCCTGTTACAGTCCAATATGCTTCGTGATCGCCTGTTTCATCTGTGTCAATGGAGCCGTCATGGTGCATACCTTGGAATACAAGTCCTGTATTATTTGTTCCAAATCCTGATAATCTAACAAAATTATCATTACCGCCGCCACCTTGGAATACTTTTAAAGTATTAAGACCGCCACTGGTCCAATTACCTTCAAACAGATTACTAGTACCTGTTTGCATAATATGTAAAGTATTGTCGTCTCCTGCAAACTGGCTTGAGGTTGATATACCTGTGACTGTGTTATCAGTACCTGCTTGTAGTATGTCTAGTTCTAAATTATCACCACTTATGTTACCTAAATATACTTCATTGTCATCTGCATTTGCTGATAAGGGTATTAATAAAAACATACCCAATATGATATATCCTAATACTAGTAGTGGAGTATCTTTGGGTCTCATTTCACTAAGTTGCTTATCTATGCTCATATTACTATTTATTACTCTTGTGTGATACTAATGAATATTCCTTCACATTCATTAAGGCACATTATAGTATCTCCTAAATCTTTATCACTGACTTCTATTTGTCCTGAATTGCCTCTTTTTATTTTTAAACTAACATAGTTTGTACCTTGCCTTAAAAAGAATACTTTACCATCTACATCAGGTACAATATTAAACTGATTATCAGGCTGTAATCCAAATGCTCTGTCTACTAATCTATCACCTGCTGTGGCTTCTTCTCGTGTACCTAAAGTATCTGCTTCTTCCATAACCTCTAATAAATCCCTTAAGAAGTCAACATCTAAAAAGTTTATATCTAATTCTGAAAATTCTAATTCACGTTCTGCTTGTTCGTCTAATCCTTCAATTTCTAAAAGGTCTATATCTAATCCGTTAAAGTCTAACAAGCCACCATCTCCTTTTAATTGATCTGCTTGTTCTTCTTCTGCCTGTACTATTTCGTCAGGCTTACTTATAATAAACATATTGTCTATCTGATTTAAATCTAAGTCTACTAATGTTACAGGTTGTGTTGGTGCTTGTTCAAATGTACTAACCATCACTGCCTGAAAGGCTTCTTCTAATGTTACTGTTCCGCCATCATTAGTAACTGTTATACTACCACTGGGCCTACACCCTTCCTCTAATTTTACTTTGTCATCGCAATTAGCATCTGGTAATAATATAACTAAACTTCTACCCAATTCGTCAACTGTTGTAGTAAAATCTGTTCCCCTAATACCTATTGTGGCAGTAGGAGTTTGTATAACTATATTTTCTTTTGGTACTAAACCTAACCCGCCTGTGGC